TGCTTCTGCGTTCAACCTTTCTGGTTTGACAGAATTGAGACTTGGTGCGATTGGTGGTCAGGTCGGTGAGGCGATCAACGAGTTCTCCTCTGATGAGTCACTCGCTGGTAACTCAAACACTGCTTGTCCTACTGAATTTGCGGTTAGAGGTTTCTTAACTCGTGGTTCAATGGGTACTAAGGCAATGACACCTCCTGTAGGTACAACTGCTCAAAGACCTGGCGGTGTTGATGAAGAGTTCAACACAGGTTGTTTAAGATTCAACTCTGAGTTGGGTGCTCTTGAATACTACAATGGAACTTCATGGATTCAGCCTGGTGTTCAGTCATACAGTACTGTTTCTTCAAGTTTCAATGCTACTGCTGGAGTTAAGTACTTCGTTAACAGTGGTGGTGGACAGATAACCGCTACACTCCCTGCATCTCCTGACTTAGGTGCTGAGATTACATTCATGGACGTTGCTAAAACTTTCGACTCAAACAACTTGGTTGTTTCGAGAAACGGTAGACCAATTCAAGGTGACAATGCTAACCTAACTGTTTCTACAGAGGGTGCTGCATTTACACTCATCTACTCTGGTTCTACATACGGTTGGAGAATCTTCTCCATCTAATTTGAGATCCTTTATATTATGTTTTTATTTCAAACCCTTTTTAGGATCGTAAATGGCCAACTATAGATCATATAGACAGATTAGATCAGACCAAATTTCGTCAGGGTCAATAGACCCTGCGAAGCTACAGTCTGGTGTGGCTCCTCGGTACTGCGTAAAGATGTTTTATGGACATCCTTGTTACTGTACGCCTGGGTGTTGCTGCAACTGGTCAGTGCCTTCTGGAGTAGAGAAATTAACTATCGAACTCTGGGGTGCTGGTGGTAATGGGCATGGTGCATGTTCATGTAATAGATGTCAACACTACAGAGGTGCTTCTGGTGGTGCGTACAATACTAAGACAATTTCTACTAGTGGTGGTTGTCAATATCGTGTATGTGCTGGTGGTGTCTACAGATGTTGTTCGAGAGAATGTAACGGATGTAATGGATGTTCTTCATACGTTAATGGTTATAACTTGAGTAACTTCTGTGCTCACGGTGGTGCAAGAGGTTGTGCAAACCCTGACTGGACTGTTAGATGTACATCAACTAACTGGTGTTGTGTATCGCCTGGAACATGGGGTGGAGACTTCGCAATGGCTCCTCACCAAAAGGGTTGGTCAGGTCACTGGAACTGTCACTGTACTGGTGCGGTTACAAACGAAGAATCATCAGGTGCTCCATTCTTATCAACAAATGGTGTTGAACAGATGATGGAACAGTGCTGGATTCGTTGCGGATGTTGGACTGCTCCTTATGCAACAGGTGGACAAGGTGCAATGACTTCATACTGTGGTCGTTGTTGTGGACAGGGCGGTCAAGGCGGCTCTGGTGTCGTCCGAATTACTTACGTCTAGGTATTAAACAAAAATGGCAAGTTATTCATCATACAAAAAGATAAACGGAGATCAGATCGTATCTAACGCTCTGAACGGTGCTAGTTTCAGTAGTTCTCCGAACTGTACCTACGGCGTAAAATGGGTTTTCGGTATTATGTGTAGGTGTTCACCAGGCTGTTGTTGCAACTGGTCTGTACCATCTGGTGTACAAAACATGTGGGTTCAGGCTTGGGGTGCTGGTGGAAATGGTACTGGTGCATGTTCATGTAACAGATGCCAACACTACTCAAGTGCTGGTGGAGGATATTATAACTCTAAAATGATTACAACCAACGGTGGTTGTAGTTATACAGTCTGTGCTGCTGGAGTTTATAGATGTCTATCTAGAGAATGTTATGGTTGCGTAGGTTGTTCATCTTATGTGAACGGATATAACCTATCAAACTTCTGTGCTATCGGTGGATGTAGAGCAAACGCTAACCCAAGTTGGGCAAACTCCTGTACATCTGTTAATACCTGTTGTAGAGGTCCTTCAACAAACGGTGGAGACTTCGGAATGGGTGATCATGCTGGTGTGTGGAACGCATCTAGACACGATACTTACAGAGGTTGGTGTCATTGTTACCATTATGGTCACAGACCTGGCTCTGCACCTCTAATTGGTACACAGGTTACTCAGTCTATCAGAGAATGTTGGATACGTTGTGGTTGCTGGATCGTTCCTTATGGACACGGTGGACAGAACGCGATGACTACATATTGTGGTAGATGTTGCGGACAAGGTGGTACTGGTGGTGGCGGTCTTGTCAAAATTACATACTTCTAAGGGAAAGTAAATGGCTTCTTATTCAAGTTATAAACGAATACAAAACTCACAGATTGACAATGCTAGTATCCCTAGTAGTGCGGTACAATCTGGGTCATTCGCTAACTGGTGTGTAAAATGGGTCTATGGTCATCCATGTTACTGCACACCTGGCTGTTGTTGCTATTGGCAAGTTCCTAGTGGAGTTTCAAGAATTACATGGGAAATCTGGGGTGCTGGAGGTAACGGACACGGTGCATGTTCATGCAACAGATGTCAGAACTGGCATGGTGCTGGTGGTGGATACTATAATACAAAAACTATTTCGACTACGCCAGGATGTTACTACACTGTATGTGCTGCTGGTGTTTACAGATGTTGTTCTAGAGAGTGTACAGGGTGTTGCGGATGTAACTCCTATGTAAATGGATACAACCTTTCTAACTTCTGTGCCTTAGGTGGTGTCAGAGGTTGTGCAACTGGTGACTGGTCATCAAACTGTTATTCAGAATTCCATACTTGTTGTATGCAACCTGGCGCTCACGGAGGAGACTTCGGAATGGGCAACCACGGTGGTAACTCATACAGGCCTGACGGATTCAACTGTCACTGCTTCTATA